ATGGGCTACTAGTTTTATACCCGAACACCTTTTTTACGAACGTTTAATTGATAAATATTCTAAGATACTCGATCGTATCGATTTCTTTTTAACTCTTGATTTGGATAAAATTTATTTTAGCCGCGAATTATCAAAAGAATTTAATGTTTTGTATCTTGGTGCTCACGATTTAGTCAAAGATATGGCACCTTTCGCACGAGATAATTCAGGAGAATTTTCACTTTTGCGTGAACAACTACGCAAATTTGATAAATTATACGATAGTTTCTGTGCCATACAAAAATGTGGTGTTATACGTGAATGTCCTTTCAGTTTAACGATTTACGGTGATTCACAAATTGGTAAGTCAACCCTATCATCAGCAGTTGCAAAGTTTATGTTTCCAGATGTCCCAGCAGATCGTGTACGTTATGTTATACCAACTGATCCTGAGGAATTTTGGAATGGATACTCACCACTTCATTGTGTCACCGCTGAAGATGATGCAGATCAGGACGCTGAATATAAAAATGCATTACAGTTATTTTCAATTGTTACTAATGCCCCCTATCAACCACCTATGGCATCCGTTGATGACCATTCAATAGGGGTTAAAGGCACACCGTATCACTCTAAAATGCATATTCGATGCACTAATAATGCTTACCCGAACCCTTCAACGAAAGTTTTAACCGTGGCCGCTTACTGGAAACGTCGACATATGCTTGTTAAGGCATCAGTAAAACCCGAATACATTATTGATGGAAAAGTACAATATTGTCCTCTCTTTAAACATCTACATTTTGCACTCTTAGATCCTATGGATCCTAATAGTAAGGCTAATGCAGAAGAAATTGGAGATTTATCAGACTTTTTGATTTTACTCCGAAATAAGTACAATGCTCACATGGAAAATGAGAAAAGAGTTATGGATCTAATGACTAGCACTAGTGATAGTTTTATTTCAAGTCTAGCCGAATCGTATAATAGGAGTGATCTTTTACCTGATGCTCAAGGTAAGCTAATGGATCTTATGTTTGAAGGCGTACAAGCGTCTCGCATCAAGGCCACTGGCACATACCAGGTATTGAGAAATTATTTAGAGACTAATAGTACTGTTGCCCGTATACTCAAACTTTTGGGTATAGTCGCAGGCATAGCAACGACTACTGTTGCCTTAATTACGATGTACAATTCACTTTTTGGAGAGAAACCCGCTGTAGCGGAAGCTATCCCATCTGGTGATATGAGAACTTTGAAATATAAGAAAATGAAACGACCGGCTTGTTCTGAAGGAACCACAGATAACACTGCTGAAAATCTTGTTACAGAAGTTGTCAAAGGAAGGCAAATTTATGCTGAAATCGATGACCGAAGAACTCTTAAGAGAAACAACATGTGTGGTGTTTTTATTGGAGGCAGATATGCTCTGTTCCCGTACCACCTATTTTTAGCCTCCGATGGAAAAGTCGTAGAAGAGAATTCAAGATTTGTATTAAGAACTGATCAAGCTGTATTCGAACAAATGTTTGA